CCTCTCGCCTATATTATAACTAATTGTTCAGAAAACGCAACAAGAATTTTTGCAAAATTAAAAATTGTTCAGAAAGGCGAAAAAATTGTATTGACAACCTCAAGATGTGGTGTTATGCTTTGTTCAGAAACACGAACGGAGGTGTGTCAATGGAATTCGATTACAGCCGACTCCGCGGTAAAATTCGCGAGGTATTTGGCACTGAAGCGGCCTTTGCAAAGGCGATGAAGATGGGACGTGTCTCTTTGAGCCAGCGGCTAAACAATGTTTTGGAGTTTTCTTCCCCGGAAATTCTGAAATCTTGTTCTTTGCTGGGCATTTCTTCTGCCGAAATTCCTCAATATTTTTTTGCGGAAAAA